GGACCAATACGGAGCAGGTCTTGAGCGCAAGCAATCGCTTGAAATGCAAGACCGTGATAAGCAACACAAGTGGAGTCAAGAGCTTGCAGCAAATCGCCAGCAGGCTATTGAACGAAATGCTCAGACTGCTATTCAAAGTGAACTGCAGAAAGGTAAGAACGCTGAAAGTGTCCTTACAAGCCTGTCTAAGTTCAGCACAACAATCTCTGATTCTCTAACTGAGTTTAAGAAGCAGAGAGATGAGAGTGATATGCTTGATGGCTACATGGAGGCTGCTGCCAGTGGTCTTCCTATGAACCGCCAGCAAGACATCGATAACACTGAGACTCTTCTTGCTACTGCTGGAAAGGCACAGGATAAGATTGTAGATGGACTTCAAGCTAGAGGAGCTGACCCGTATGTTGTCAGTAGTCTGCTGAGTGGTAACAAGGCACGGGACTATGGTCGCCTTAAGGCTTACTCAGAGATGGCTGCAGGAGAGTTCCCTGGATGGGCACAGTCAAAGCTTGATGAGCAGGGACTTAGTACTGCTGCAGACCGTACCGCTGCAATGAAGGGCCTCTTTGGTGAGTTCCTCCAACAGAACGGTTTGTTTGGTTTGAAGGCTGACTTCATGGCCCCAGCTTTGATGAAGATGAGGCAGTCCTACAACACCTTGATTGGTGATGCTAGGAAGGCAGATATTGTGTCTAAGTCACAGCTAATGAGAGATGACGCTCTTGAGAATCTTTTTAGAGGTAAGAGCGGTCAAACTCTGGTGGAGTCGTTTGACTCTATTGCTCGCAGCTACGACGAAGATGGGCGTACCCCTATTGGTATGACCAAAGCTCGTCAGCTGGTCATGCAAGAGCTGCGGGACACTACTCGTTACTCCAATGAAGATGTCACTAGGATCCTCTCTGAGGCTATGACTGATCAGGGTAGCTGGAGGGACCGCTTTGGTCGTGATTATGATGATCTTCTTAAGGCTCGTCGTCAAGACACACAGGCTGAGTTTAACCTCAATCAAGCTGAAGAAGCTCAGTACCAGAAGGAAGCTGAAAAGCAGCTACTAGAGTTTGTAAAAGATAGTTGGAATGGTGATGAGACCAGCCTTCAAGAAATCATCAAAGATGCTAAAACTCAAGGCATCCCTACTGATCGTCTTCAAGCGTATCTCGCCTACAGCAATCAACAGAAGAATTCAGAGTTCTGGAATCAGGAACTTGAAGAAGCCTATGACCAGGGTCTACTTACTCTTGATACTGTAGATCAGCCTGGTGTACCTTTAACTGTTCGTCAAAAGTGGCGTCAGTTGGCGCAAGAACAAGAAAGTACTCGCACCACTGCTGGTATTAAACAGGAAGATTTAAAGACAGAGTTTTCTGGTTATCTGAAAAATAACCTTATTGGAGATAGCACTACTAGAACTGCACACTCCAGTTTGACTCCTGCCACCAATGCTGCACTTCGGATGTTTAATCAGAACTTCAAGTCGTACTCCACAACGATGGATCCTGCAGCAGCCGCTCAAAAGGCAAAGATTGATGTTATCAACCATATCCAGAACGGAGCAGTTAAAGGAGACAAGCAAGGTAGTGGTATCTTTGCTGTTATACCCTCTTACAAAGGGACAACTGGTCAAGCATTCTTTGCTGGATTTACCCCAGGTAACCACGCTAATGCTCCAAAGGGTGAAGTGTTTATGCAGTCTAGGGGTGTACCACTCAGGGCTGCTAAGAACCCAGGCATATTGGACACAGAAGTGTTGATTAGTTCTACAATTCTAAAAGACATTGACAATAGAGTGGCGTCTGGTAAACCAATCTCTATGCCTGAGATGTATACCCGTATATCTAAGTTAAGTGGATTAACTACTGTTGATGTACTTAACCGTCAACTTAGAGCTGCTGGACTTAATGGTCAAGTACAGCCTGGTTTCCGTAACCAACTCAGTCAGATTAACGATCCACGACTGCAATCAATCCTTCGTCAGTCTATGACACAGGATCGCTTGAATACCGCTATTATTGGTGGTGGCCATGTGCCCGCAACTATTCGTCAAGGTGGCTCAGGCTTCCAAGATGTTATTGCAATTACAAACGCTGCTGGCTTTAAACACCCTGCTGTGGCTGCTGCTATGTGGGCACTGGAGAGTGGTTGGGGTAAGAATCATAGTGGTAAGAACAACGTCTTTAACATTAAGGCACAGCCAGGTCAAGGTACTATGATGCCTAGCCCTGAAGGCAACGGTAAGGTTTACAACTCTTGGTGGAGGGACTATCCGTCAGTCCTTGAATCAGCTAAAGACTTTACTAATCTGATGACCAACAGTCGTTATGCTGGTGGAGTACAGGCTGCCCAAACTCCTCGTCAAGCTATTCAAGCAATCATTGGTGCTGGATATGCTACTGATCCTAAATACGTCAATAAAGTTGTTGACATTTTGAAAGCACAAGGTATCAACCCTGATCAAGTCTATAGTGCTGCTCCTCCAGCCCGTAACCCAACCTTTATGCGCCCCACCCTAGCATACATTACAGGTAACATTGGCCCTACTTCTACTGGTGAACATCTTGATGTAAAACAACAAGATAACCCCAATACTCCTGGTAATGAGTTTGGTTCTCGTTTTGGAGAAGGTGACTTGGATAAATATGTATTCGTGAAAGATCCTCAGTTTGGCAACGTGCCTATTGGAACACTTCGTCAGAAGCTACCTGGGCGTGGTGATAGCTTTGACCAACATGTAGCCCGTGGTTCTCACGGTATTGATTATCCAACAGCTAAGGGTACACAACTATTTGTACAGAATGGTGCAAGGGTTGTCTCTAAACAACGCACACAACATGGCGATAAGGTTGTTATTCAACTTCCTGATGGTCGTCGTTTTAGTTTCCTCCACGGTACTTCAGTATGACTCAAACCCCATTTATTGATGAAGAGGAGCTGAAACGGCTTGAAGCTCAGGAAGCTGAAGAAGCCGCAGCCATTGCTAATGTTGCTCCAACTCCTGAAACTGTTTTTAAGACACCTACAGCTGCAGAAAATAAAGCTGCAGGTAACACACAGCCTATTGGCAATACTTCTCAAGGGATGAGTCAACTAGGCCTTAACTCAGTCGGTGATCAGATTAAGAAAGCTGTTGCTAATCCTGGTGAAGCTCTCCGTACTGTTGCTGAGGGGGCCTTTGCTGCCCCTATGGGTGCCCTTGACTTTGGTATGGATGCCATCGGTCGTATCCCTGGGGCAGAGCACATTGATGACGCTTGGGATAAACACACTAAGTTTAAGAACCCACTATTGCAGAAACTACGTGAAGTAGCTTCTATTGTTGTACCTAGTATTGGTGTAGGCTTTCTGACTGGTGGTGCTTCTGCCGCTGTTACAGCTGGTGGTCTTGCCCGTGGTCTTACTGCACTGGGTGTAGCTGCTGGTGGTGATGTAGCTGTCAACCTTATCAGTGATCAATCTGAAGGTGAGACTCTCTCTACTTTTGTTAAAGAAGCTGCACCTTGGATGCCTGTTCCTGAAGCACTAATCGTTACAGATGGTGATTCACCTGAGGTACGTCGTCAGAAGAACATTTATGAGTCTGCTGGCTTAAGTGTTGTTGGAGATCTGATTGGTTACGCCTTCAATGCTGGTAAGCCAATAATGGATTGGTTTAAGCCCAACGATGAAACAGCTAAGGCATTTAAGGCTAGTGAAGCGCTTACTAACGCTGACACAGCTACAGCTACACGTTTGTCGGAACTTGGTGGTCAACGTTCACAACTTGATGTCCAAGGCCAACAGCTTCAGTCGATGGCCCCTACCTCACCTGAAGAAGCCTTACAACAATCGGTTGACTTAGCTGGCCTTTCTAAGGCCTACAAGGGGCTTGATAAGGAGGCTAGTGAACTTACCTCGGAGTACCTCTCCAGTGGGGCTTCTAGGCTAACACAGAGCCCTGCTGAGTCGTATATCGAACGTATGCAGATTAGCCGTGATCTTCAGATTGATGATGTAGGTAAATCACGACTGATGGAAGATCCTACAGGTGCTGGCGGTACTGATCCATTCATTACTCCTAACCTGTTCCCTGAAGGTTCTTCTGCATCGTTTAGTGTCAGCCCTGGTAACGTTGCTAGGAACATGGTAGATACTACAGCTATTAAGCTGGGTAACTCTCCTGGTAGCCCTGCTCCGATGTTCTCTGAGCGTGCTTACTACGACCTAGCTAAAGGAGATCTTCAATCACGAGACATCATCTTTGATTTAGCTGAAGCTACCCGTGCTGCTGGTGACTTTGATGCTGTAGTTGACGGGTTCCGTTACACTAAAGCTCAGATGAGTGAAGCTGCTTGGAAAATTTACAGTGACATTGTTGGTACCCGTTCAGTAACTGATCTTCAGAAACTGTTCATGGAAAACCGTGATGTTAAGAACCTACTTGATGGGCGTAAGTTTACCTATATTAACGATACTCAAGCAGAAGCTGTGGCCTATGCCCTTCGTGACTTGACTGATAAATACATCGGTCGAACTGTTAATGAGGCATCAGCACGAGCTATGGATACGGTTGGACGAGAAATCAGCGACATTGCTGAAGGTTACAAAGCGTTGCCTGAGGTTGCTGACTTTGATCGTACAACTGAAATGATTGCTGACCGTGTTGGGTTCTTGATGCAAGAATACGCAATTAACAAATACATTGCTGGTTGGGCTCTTAAGACTCAAGACCGATGGAAGGAGATGTATAAAGCAGCTCCTGATCGAGAGTTAGTAACAAAAGAACTGATCGAACAGTTTGATCTGAAGGTAGATGAAAAAAGGCTAGAAGGCCAAGGCTACGCTAATATGATTAAACGGATCACAACAGAGAAACCTGAAGCAGCTCAAGCCCTTGTAGACGCCTTTGCAGTATCAAAGGGTGATGTTGATACACTCGATAAACTGATGAAGTGGGCAAGCGATCAGGTTAGTCCCAGTGGTCTTCTTGCTTCAGCTGATGGTAATGTGAACGCCTTTGCTCAAGGTGCCTGGGCAGTTAGGTATGCAAACGTCCTTAGTGGATTGTCTGCTGCTAGGGCTGCTGTAGGTAACAGCGCAGCGCTAATCCTTCGTCCTATTAACAGTTACGTTGGTACTGGTCTTGGGATGATGCTTGGACGTAACTCTATTGACGACCTTAAGCGTGTACACTACATCTACTCTGGTGCTTGGAACACTAACAGTCGAGCCCTTGGTGATACCTGGGATACATTTAAGCGCAAGTGGAATTACTCTACTTGGGGCAATGATCCTACTCTTGATCCTCGTACTCTTGCTAGAGACGATTTGATTATGGACAGCGACCCAGGTGTTTGGGAAGCACTAGGCAACATGGAAAAGGTGTGGGAAAAGAATGGAGACACTGGTAAGTTGTTTCAGTACCGAATGAGTCGTGCTCTGTACGATCTAGGTAACTGGCGATTTATGAAGTATGGCACCATTGCTATGGAAGGTGCTGATGCTTTTGTTAACACAACCCTAGCTGTTCAGATGGCTAGAGCCCGTGCCTACGATGAAGTCATTGGTATGGGTTTCAAAGGGAAAGAACTTGCTGATCGCCTTGCTAAAGCTGAGAACGTTGCTTACGGTCAGATGTTTGATGCTGTTGGTAAACCTACTGATGCACTCCTTAAACACGCCTCTGGTGAGGTTGCCTTGAATCTTGACGATAACATGGCCACCATGATTACGATGGCAACCAATAAAGTACCCCTACTTAAGGGCTTCTTTATGTTCCCTAAGACTGGTGTGAATGGTGTGAAGCTGGCTATGTCTTACACACCCATTGCTACCTTGCCTGGTATGAATAAATACTCCAAGGTACTTTGGGCTGGTGATGACATTGACAAGATTAAAACAGCCCTACTGGAGCATGGTGTTGACTTTGATAAGACGCCTAACGCTATGGCAGTTTTCAAAGGTCTTGAAGCTGAGTACCGTGGAAGGGTAGCCTTTGGTGGTCTTGTAACAACAGGTCTCCTTGGGTTTGCACTTAGTGGTAACATCCGTGGTAATGGCCCTGTTAATGAATCAGAACGTAAGAAGCTGAGGGATAACGGTAAATGGAATCCTAAGACCATTAACATCGGTGGTAATTGGGTTAGCTATGCTGGCATTGAACCGCTTGATACTCTGTTGAGTCTTGTTGGCGATCTTGCTTATTACTCCACAGACATTGGATCAACCCTTACTGAAGACATAGGTTCTAAGATTGCGTGGTCTCTTTCGGCTACCTTTGTCAATAAGACTTGGACACAAGGTCTTGACCCGATCCTCTCTATTATTGATGGTGATATGTCTCGTCTGACCCGTCACCTTGCTAATGAGGTTCGTGCCTATATCCCGTTGTCTGGTGCTCTCGGTGTGGCTTCTAATGCCATCACAAGTTCCCAGAAGGACATTCATAACGATTTGATTGGGTATGTAAAGAACAGACTTCCTGGCTTTTCTAGTACGCTTCCTGAGCAAATTGACATCTACACTGGTAGCCCTTTGAATGACATCGATAACCCAATCCTTAGGGCATTGAATGCAATTAACCCAGTTAAGATTAGCGAAGGCACTGAACCTTGGCGTCAATGGCTTATTGATAGCGGGTGGGATGGTGTACAGATGATCCGTAAGGATAGTACTGGTAATCACGAGTACACACCTAAAGAGCGTGAAATTCTGTATAAGTATATCGGTGAACAGCAAATCTGGAAAGAGTTTGATAGACTCAGCAAGAACAAAAAATACAACGATCAACTTGACCGTGTTCGTGCCATGCGAGTAGAGGGTCGTACTTCAGAAGAAGTTGATGCAGCTTACACTGAAGTTTATGGAGTCATGAATAGTATCATGACAGACGCTCAAAAAGCTGCTGAACTCCGTCTTCAAAACGAAAACCAAGCTATGTGGAACTCTATTCAAGAATCTATTCGAAATAAGAATTACATGCAGCAAGGGCGGGTTGATGACGCTGCACGGGCTGCTGATCGTCGTAAGGCAGAGATTGAGAAACTAACTCAAAGTTACCGATAACTTAAATGGCAATTACACAAGATAACCTTAATGGTGATGGGTCTAATTTAGGCCCATTTTCTTTTACTTTTAAATGGCTTAAAGCGTCTGATATTAAAGTCAGCGTTGGTGGTGCATTAAAAACAGCCGGTGTTCATTATAACCTACAGGCTCTCAATTATACAACTAAAACAGGCGGTCAAGTACTGTTTACTGCTGGCAATGCTCCTGCAGTAGGTACCGGTAACATTCGTGTTTATCGGGAAACTGATGATAGCGCCTTGATTGCTACGTTTAGTTCAGGTTCTGCCATCCGTTCACAGGACTTAAATGATAACAACACGCAGGTGCTGTATCGCGCCCAAGAGGTTGGTAACTATTCTGTTCAAGATACCGGTACTCAAACACTAACAGGTCAGTACACATTTCTAAACCCTATTACAATACCTGCTGCTGTTAATAACACCCATGCGGTAACTAAGCAGTATGTTGATTCACTTGCATTTTCATCCACTGGTATCAGTGATGGAAACAAAGGTGACATTACCCTATCTTCATCTGGAACTGTATGGACTATTGGAACTGGAGTTGTCAGTACTGCTAAGCTAGCAGCATCAGCAGTGACAGACACGCAGCTTGCAACGGATGCTGTTACTACCACAAAGATCCTAAACGGTGCTGTTACAGCAGCGAAATTAGCAGATACATATCTGACAACTGCAAGTGCTACCAGTACTTATTTGGCAAAGTCAGGTGGTACAATGACTGGTGCTATCACATTTAATACTGGACAAGCGTACCCTCAAATTCCTGCAAACTCTCAAGTATCAGCCTATACATTGGTAGTGGGTGATGCTGGAAAATACATTTCCATCACTACTGGTGGTGTTACTGTACCGTCTGGTGTCTTTGCTGCTGGAGATGCGATCTCAATCTACAACAACAGCGGTAGCAACCAGACAATCACTCAGGGTGGTTCGGTAACACTTCGGCAAGCTGGTACTGCCAACACTGGTAACCGAACGTTGGCTCAATATGGTTTGGCAACGGTGTTGTGTGTTGGTACTAATACCTTCACCATTAGTGGAGCTGGTCTAACCTAATGGCAATACATCAGCTTTTTAGCTTTGGTGGGAAGAATTTTGCAAACTGGTTCGCTACACTTAGCAGTTCAGGGTCAGAAGTCTTCACAAGCGTAGCTACATATGATGGGGCTATCTATGCTGCTGGGTACACTAATAACGGTGGGTCCGATAACGAGGCCTTTGTGGCTAAGTTTTCTAGCGGTGGTGCGTTAGAGTGGCAAAAGCTTCTTGGGGCAACAGGTACTAACACTTGGAATAGTGTTGCAGCCAATATAAATGGTTGCTACGTTGGGGGATACTACACAGTCAGCACCTTAACAAGACCGTCGATTGCTCACTACAATACTGGTGGAGCGCTGCAGTGGCAAAGAGAACTATTTGGGGCTGAATCTGACAGTATAGATGGGATTGCACTCGATAGCAGTTCAAACATTTATATAACAGGAAATGTAGAATCACAAATTGCTGGAAATGGGGCACTAATTGCCAAGTACAACTCTTCGGGTACTATCCAATGGCAACGGAGTCTTGGAGGTGCTGCGGTATCGACGACAGAATGGGGGAGAAAGTGCGCGGTAGACTCGACTGGCAGTATTTATGTAGCCGGAGACACTAATTCTCAGACCACTGACCGTTTTGGGTTGCTAACAAAATATAATACTTCTGGAACCATTCAGTTTCAGCGTAGTTGCGGGACATCAACGTTCAATAATTTCTTCCGATACATCGCCTTAAACAGCGCTGGAACCGCAGTTTATGTTGCCGGTTTAGAACTATCTACTGGGGGCGCAGGTAGTTATGACCTGATGGTTGCAAAGTTTGACACCTCAGGAAATTTAACTTGGCAGAGGCGAATTGGTGCAGCGACAAATGATCTTGCAGCGGGCATAGCAGTCGACAGCAACGAAGATGTGTACGCGGCCACAGGGGACAACGTTGTCAAATATAACTCTGGCGGCACTTTGCAGTGGAATAGATCTTTTAGTGGCGCTTCTATTTCTAACATTACAGTTTCAGGTACCAACTTGATACTATGTGGCATCAAAGGTACTGACGCATTTATCGCCAAAGTTCCCACAGATGGTACAAAAACCGGTACATACGGTGGTGTTACTTACGCTACAGGAACTTGGACTGCTGGTACAAACCCAGCCAATACGGTAGCCACGAGGACCTTGACAGACGCTGCTAGAACACTAACAAGCTCAACATCAAGTCTTACAGATACCACAACTACACTTACAGATACAGTTACTGAAGTCCCATAACAACCATTACCAGTTCAAAGAATCATGATTACCTTCTTTGGCGTTAAGCTTTCATATGAAGCTTGCGCCTTCTTTATTCTTTTTCTTGCGTCTGAGTATCTCGGACTTAATAAGAAACTTCGCTCTAATAGCGTTGCTCAAATTGTCATCCGAGCTGCTCGTCTGTCCCGCCCTTACCGCAAGGAGGATGACAAGCTTCGTAAAATTGTAGATGTACTGCAAGGCAAGTGATGGTACTGCTTCCTGTGAAGCAATACTATCTCCAAACGGATTCAGCTACACGCCATGGTGACAGGATGTGCTTTTCTAGCACCTGTGCCATGGCTATCAAATACCTGAAGCCAGAAGCACTGAGCGGTAGTAATGCTGATGATGACTACCTTCGTACAGTCCTAAAGTACGGAGATACAACTGAATACACATCTCATATCAAAGCTTGCAAGGACTATGGGGTCTTTGCAACGTTCTACAAAAATGGAACACGAAGCATCCTAAACAAAGAGTTAAAGGATGGCTATCCCGTTGCTACTGGCATTCTACATAAAGGCCCTTCCGACGCTCCCCGTGGTGGTGGGCATTGGATGCTTCTAATTGGCGATGATGGTGCCTGTGGTGTCTTCCATGATCCATACGGTGAAATGGATAATGTCAATGGTGGATATGTCACTATCGGCTCTGGTGGTAAGGGTGTTAGGTACACCTGGAAGAACTGGCTAAAGCGTTGGGAAGTAGAGGGACCACGTACTGGTTGGTTCATGAGCTTCAGACCCATCAATACCCCAGTACCTAAAGCTCCCGTTACTAACACCTGGGAGGGAGTGATTGCTGCCGCCCGTAATGCTGGTGCTAAGTACCCAGAAGTAGTAGCTGCTCAATGGGCTCTTGAGTCTGGTTGGGGTAAACACACAAGTGGTACAAACAACTACTTTGGTCTTAAAGGTGAAGGCAGTGAGCGTTCTACCAAAGAGTTCATCAACGGTCAATGGGTCACCATCACCACTGATTTTATTGACTTCCCAGATCTTCAGACCTGTGTCTCCTACCTAGTGGATCGTTGGTACAGAGACTACAAAACATACAAAGGTGTCAATCGTGCTACTTCTGCAGAGGACTGCGCTCGTCTGTTAATTGCTGAAGGTTACGCCACTGATCCTACATACACACAAAAACTTGTAGACATTATTAAACAGAAGACATGATTGAAGCCCTCATAACTGGAGTGGTATCACTCATTTTTGGAGTAGGTGGTGGGGTAATGGCAACTAGCAGCAAGGCTAATTCACGCATGGATGAGATTGACACCCGCATTGATAGCATTGAATTGCGTCTTGCTGAGAAGTACGTTCCCCGACAAGAGCTTGCCAACGCTCTTCAAAAGATGGAGGATCACATGATCCGCATCGAGAATAAATTAGACCAAATTGTATTGAGAAATGGTTAAACAGAAAGCAACAGAAGATCAGTTTAATGAGCTGCATAACCTTGTAACTAACGAGTTTTTGTCTCGTATTAAAACTGGTGAAGCCTCTACTGCTGACCTTAAAGCGGCTTGTGATTGGCTTTCTAAAAACGACATCAGCGGAGTAGCTTATGAAGGTAGTCCTCTTGATAAACTTGCTACCATTATGCCTAAGGTAGATCCTGAACTTATTCAAAAGAGGTTGTATGGCAAGTCGTACGTCTAGTTACTACAAGTCTAATCCTGAAGCTAAAGCTAAACGCCTTAAGCAACAAGCCGCATATAACAAGACAAAGGATGGACTTAAGATCCGAACGGCTGCCAATAAACTGAACCGTAAGTTAGGCACATACGGCAACGGTGATGGTATGGATGCTTCCCATACTGGACCTAATAAAGGCAAGTTAGAGTCTCCTAAGGCTAACCGTACCCGTCCACGTAAGGGAAAGAAGTATGCCTGATCCAATGAAGATCCGTAGTCCACAAATGGACACTGCCATTAGGATGCTTACTGATGGTACGTTTAGCAAGATGACTGGTCGTAAGATACCTGCCTTTTCTCTTGAGCAAGCTGCTGCTTTGGTAGGCAACGCTATGCACGAGACTGGATCTCCTAACCTCTCTAATGTTGATGTAGTGGAAAGGGATAACAGTGGAAAAGGTAAGGGGCTTATGCAGTATACAGGTCCACGCCGTGAAGCCTATGATCGGGCCAATCCTGGTAATGATATGAAGCGGCAGATGCAATACGCTGCTGAAGAGTATGCAGGTAAGCACGATCCTGGTGGTAATTCACTAGTTGGTTATACAAAATCTTTGGAAACTGCTCCGCGTAAGGATGTTGTTGCTGCTACTACCCATCTACTTAACAACTACTTTAGGCCAGCTGATCCAGAAGCCAGTCGTAAAGAACGAGTCACTAACGCTAAACAAGTGCTAAAGATCTATCAACAACTAACCAAACCAAAACAAAAAGCTAAACCAGTCACTGTTAAACCGTCTAACCCGTTTGCAGATGTACTAAAGATCTTTGGATTTACTCGGTAATATGACTCCGTTGCTGCCTAGTCCTGATCACTATCTCCATAACCTAATAACGATGACAAGCTCTGAAGCAAAGAGGCTACACCGTCGTGCAATTAAAGAATACTTTAACTGTCAATGTGTTTATTGCGGAGAAACTTATGAACTACATGAACTTACACTTGATCACGTTCGCCCTAAGTGTTTTGGGGGTGAAGACCTTACTTCAAATTTGGTACCCAGTTGTAGGAAGTGTAATCAGGACAAAGGCAGTAACAACTGGCTACAATGGATGAGAAACACATTTGGTGTTACTCAAAGAGAAAGCCTTATCCTTTCGCACATTAAATAACAATGCCTGTATCTAATTTAACCCCAGCTCAACGTAAGGCTGAAGCTAAGCGTCGTGCTGAAGCTAATGCAAAGCGAAAAACAAAACCTAGTGGTCGTACTAAAGCAGACACTATTGGAGGAGCACTTCCTCGATCAGTTCCTGCTACTCCAGACAATCGTAGAGACCCAGAATTCAGTCGTACTAGAGGTGGGGTAGGAGATACCAGTTCACCCAAGAAAACTGCTACTCCTTCTCGCCCTCGTGCAACAGCTACAACTCCAACAATTGCTGTTAGTCGTCCTGCTTCGTCGTCTAGTGCTCCAGCTAAAAAGCCTGCAGCAGCTATGCCAAAAAGCAATGCAACTCCTACTAAACCTTCACCAGCATCTGAGTCTTACCGTGATGGAGGTAAAGGGCTGTATCAAGGTTCTAAGGAATATCGGGACAAGGTTGGTGGATCTGGTAATCCTTTGTTGAATCGGTTTAGGCAGGATATGGGTCGTGACACCAGTACAGGTGAAAAGGCTATTCCAGAAAAGTCTTCTAAAGCTGAGTACAACGTCAGCAAGGAAGAAGGCAAGCGTCGTCTTGCTAACGCTGTTGATTACAAACCAGCAACTAAAGCCGAAGGACCGTCTCTTCCTAAAGAAGGCAAAAAAAACAACTTTGATGCTAAATCAGAACTAGCATCTGAAAAGGCTAAACGTTTTATGGATGAACTCCGTAAAAAACGTGAAGGTCAAAGTTCAGTCTTTTAATCACTAAACAATGGCACAAGTAACTTCATCTGCAACACGCTCAAAGCGTCAAAAAGCATCTAAAGCAGTTGTTCGCAGCTCTAGTGGACGCTCTAATCGACAAGGTGTTACAAACGCTGAGGTAACAACCCGTAGGCCTGGTGTCAGCGGAACAGCTGGTGATCGTGTAACCACTGGATCTGCTGGTTCCCGTGTAACTACTGGCGATAACCGTCCAACTGGTAGCACCACTAACCGTAACATTACCTCGTCTCAACAACGTGGTCTTCGTACCCGTGCTGCTCAAGCTACTGGGCGTGGTGGTGCTACCGCTACTGGTACTGGAGCGCGGCCTGCTAATCAACCTCGTGGAGGAGCACCTGTAACTCAAGGTACTGGTGGCTCTAAGTCCCCACAAGGCGCACAGCTTCGCATTGGTGGAGCTGGCCGTCTTGGTGCCGCTGTTGCTGGAATCCAAGCCTACAACACTGGTGACAGCACACTTAAAGCTGCTCAGCAACGTGGAGACTACAAACCTAAGCAAGGTCCAGCTGATCCCGATCGTGGCCTTTCTAAGGCATCGTCCTTTGATAAAACATTTGCTGCTGCTCGTAAGTCTGGCAAAAAGACCTTTGATTGGAACGGTAAGAAATATACTACTGAGACAAAGTAGTAAGAATACATAAAGCCACGGAGAGGTACCTACAAGCGTCTGTAGGGCCTCTCTTTATCCACTCAGGTATATTCTACTATATGGACACTCTAACCGCCCTTAGAAGCGATTTTAAACTGTTTCTTCAAGCTCTATGGCAACAACTCGATCTCCCCTCACCAACCCGAGCACAGTACGCCATTGCTGATTACCTACAACACGGACCAAAACGACTGCAGATCCAAGCCTTCCGAGGAGTCGGTAAGAGCTGGATCACAGGCGCCTTCGTGTTGTGGACACTCTTTAATGATGCTGAAAAGAAAATCATGATTATCTCAGCTTCAAAAGAGCGTGCAGATAACATGTCTATTTTCCTGCAAAAGCTTATCATTGAGACACCGTGGCTAGCACACCTTCGACCAAAGAGCGATGAGTCTCGATGGTCACGAATTAGCTTTGATGTTAACTGTTCACCTCACCAAGCACCATCCGTTAAGTCGGTTGGCATCACTGGTCAGCTAACTGGTAGCCGTGCTGACCTCATGATCTTGGATGATATTGAGGTTCCAGGTAACTCCATGACGGAACTAATGCGAGAAAAACTCTTGCAACTCTGTACCGAAGCTGAGTCAATCCTAACACCAAAGAAAGACTCTCGGATCATGTACCTCGGTACACCCCAGACCACCTTTACTGTTTATCGTAAACTAGCTGAGCGTAACTACCGTCCCTTTGTGTGGCCCGCTCGTTACCCACGCAAAGACAAGCTTTCTCAATACGAAAGCCTACTATCTCCTCAGATTGTAGAAGACATTGAGATGGGTGCCGATGAATGGAGTCCTACTGATCCTGATCGATTCACAGATGATGACCTGTTGGAACGTGAAGCAGCCATGGGTCGAAGCAACTTCATGCTTCAGTTCCAACTTGATACAGCCTTAAGTGATGCAGAAAAGTTTCCACTTAAATTCAGTGATCTTGTCGTTACCTCTGTTAACCCGACTCAAGCGCCGGATGCTGTTGTGTGGTGCAGTGACCCTCGTAATTGTCTCAAGGATCTGCCTACGGTTGGCCTACCAGGTGATTACTTCTACTCCCCGATGCAACTCCAAGGTGAATGGGGACCGTACACAGAGACCATCTGCTCAGTAGACCCCTCAGGTAGAGGCACAGACGAGACATCAGCAACCTACATCTCTCAAAAGAACGGCTTTCTTTATGTCCATGAGATACGGGCATACAGGGATGGTTACAGCGACGCTACACTCCTAGACATACTTAGGGGCTGTAAAAAGTTTAACGTTACCAAGTTGCTCATTGAAACAAACTTTGGTGATGGTATTGTAGCCGAGTTATTTAAGAAACACCTACAACAGACCAAACAAGCCATTGACGTAGAAGAAGTACGGGCCAATGTCCGTAAAGAAGACCGAATTATCGACGCCTTAGAGCCTGTGATGAACCAACATAAACTCATCATAGATAGAGGTGTAGTGGAATGGGACTATGCTTCTAATAAAGACGCAGCTCCAGAAGAACGGTTACTCTACATGCTGTTCTATCAAATGTCTCGTATGTGTCGGGAGAAAGGCGCTGTTAAACACGACGACAGACTTGATAGTTTAGCTCAAGGTGTTAAATACTTTACAGATGCTATGGGTATCTCGGCATATGAAGCAGTTAAAATGCGTAAGCAAGAAGACTGGCAAGACATACTCGATACCTTCCTAGACGACCCTCAAGCAGCTACCAATCACCTTGTTTTGGGGTTCTCTTTAGACCAAAGAAGGCAAGCAAGAGGCAAAACAAAGAAGTCAGTCCCTCACTGGGTTTAGGCAGGTAGGCCATCTATATAGGGGGAGAGAGGGTGGACTCGACTCCTATACGGGGGAAGACATCCAAGACAAACAAGTTGTCTTGTTCTATCTTCCCCTTACTTACTAATGAACAGTGAGGGAACCAAAGACCAAAGACACATACTCCCTCTTAGTTCATTCATCTACTCCACTTCCACTAACTCCTGGGTCAGTTAGAGCCCAGTCCCTCCTCTCCTCAGCGAAGCGTGGGGACTGTCGAGGATATGCACTACTACTCCCTACCTCCTTTGACTAATGAGTAGAACGTACCGTAAACAACCTACTCACTTCTTCAGGTCTCCTAAGACATTCAATGAGATCCGTCAAGTAAGTAATGATTACTCCGATACTCAATATACGGTAAGTACTCGGCATCGTTATATTCCTACAGCATACGACGACATCAGTATTTCTGCTCACCAGCAATTAGATCACCACCACTAATGCACACTGTTAAACTCATCCACATCACTCCCGAAGCTGAAGCACTTATTACTTACATGGCAAGGGTTAGTAACCCAGCTAATCAAGACAACACTGAGACAAGTGCTCGTCTGATTAAGTATCTCATTGACCATAAGCATTGGTCACCGTTTGAGATGGTTAATATGTGTGTAGAGATAGAAACAACTCGTAGTATAGCAGCACAGATCCTTAGGCATCGTAGCTTTAGCTTCCAGGAGTTCAGTCAACGGTATGCTGATGTGTCTAAGCTGGGGTATCCGTATCCTCCACAGCTTCGTAGGCAAGATAGTAAGAACCGACAGAACAGTATTGATGACTTTAGTAGTGAGGATGTAGCTAAGTACTATCGTAGGATTCATTCGTTGTTTGAAGAAGCAACACACCTGTATCAAGAGATGGTGTCTGATGGTGTTGCTAAAGAGTGTGCTAGGGAAGTACTGCCTTTGGCTTCGCCTACACGGTTGTATATGAATGGGACAATTAGGTCTTGGATTCATTATTGTCAGCTTAGGTGTGCTAATGGGACACAGAAAGAACATCAGATCATCGCTAGAGAGGTCTGGAAGCTTCTGGAAGAGCACTTGCCTAATGTTTGTGTGTCTTTGGATGTTTAAGTAAGTAGAGGCTCCTTCTAGGTCATCCTGGAAGGGGTCTAAATTTTTGACATAAACTTCTCAAGCCTTATATCGTCAGTGGGCGGCGCACAATCCCCCCGGTGG